TAGCTTATCTGAGTTGTTTATAATATCAATTTTTAAATTTTCAATAGCTAGAATAAAATCTTTTTTCTGTCGGTTCATTTTTGCACCTCCTCAATCTTTATTATTTTTATTATCTTTAAAAAACTTATAAAAAATTACTGACCAATATGAAGTCCACATAAGGTAGGATAACGATTGAAGAAATTGTTCTACTGTCATTCTGTTGCCTCCTCAACTTCCAAACCCTTACAATCAAACACCCAGCCAAAGCCTGCACCTTCTAGTTCTTTGCGGGTGTGGGAGATTTTTGTTTCTTTGGAACATTGTTCTACTCCAAAATACCAATTTTCTACAACCCTATCATATTTTAGGTATCTTGTTTCTTTGCGAATGTTTTTAAATCTAATTGTATACCGCTTTTCTTTCTCGACCTCGTAGCCGAAAATCCAAGCAAGGGCAAATATATTTACATTTTCGCCTAAATGGAGCCATTTTGTGACTTGTTTGTTTTTTGCAGTAAGTGTAAAGCACATCGAAGCCAGCAAGTCCCAACCGTTCGATTTACTTTTCTCAATCCAATCAGCTACAAACTGCGGAACTTTGACTTTTTCTGGTTCGTCTAGTTGTTCAATGAGCGTCTCGATATACCTAAATACTGCCCAACCAGTCAGTTCTATGATGGTTTCTTTCTGTGCCTCAATCCTTTTTAACGCTTCCTGTTTTTTCATTTTTTTGTTCCTCTAATTCTTTTTCAATTTCATTCAAGACTGCGAGTTCTTGTCTGATATCTTTTTGAGATGCGCCTTCACGTTTAATGTAATATTCCAAGGCATGACTCAAAATATGCAATTTTACTAATTTACTAACCATTTATAACTTTACCTCGTCTCCGATTTTCAAAGAATTATAATTCTCTTGAGACACCACGAATATGCCTTGATTTTGAACCGTGATCGTGTGCATATCCCCGATTTTCTCCTTATGGACTACTCTGCCCTTGATTTCTGCGCCTTTATTGTCTGCTTTATAGACGAGCATCGGGCGCTTTTGTTCAAGGTTTTTAATGTGGATACATTGCCAGATGTTCAACCCAGCAGATAGCAGAATCCATATAGCTATGAATCGTTTCATTCCCCTTCTAACTCCTTTATTTTGCTTTCATAAAACTTCACTTTCTTTTTCAAGAAATCACGCTCTGCTGACCGTGAATGCGCCAAAGATTTTATAGTCGGTTTAGAAAGCTCGACTATTCTCTCTTTTGCAAGCTCCAGCGAGTGTTTGTAGCCTTTGAGTAGTTCTTCCTTTATACTCATCATTCCACCCGTTCGATTTTGACTCGATACAATCGTTCCCCTCGATATTTATTCTCTAATCGGGTTCTACATTTGATAGCATCCTCTTCTTTTTTGAAAAAGTGGGTTTCGTCTACCATGTTGTCAAAATATAATGTCACAGTGAAACTCATATTTATACTCCTTAACTTATTTTGTGGCTTTCCAAGTCTCCGAATTCGTGGCCATGGTTTACAAAGTACGAGCCAATCAGGATCGCATCTGCCTCGTCATCTTTTACGTTCAGGTCGAAGTTCTCGGAAACTTTAGCAATAGCTTGTAGCTTCATAGACTTTTTGCTACGGTCTTTATAGCTGAACTTCCAGTACTTGCGCCAAGTCGACACGTTCACAAAATACACGTTATCAGCGACTAACCGTCCAAGGATAATGCCCGTTACAATTCCGATACTGATCATAGATTGTTGATTAGGTCCCATGACTGAGTTCTTCTCGACCACAATCGACTCAAACGGTCCTTTATAGGAAGCTAAAGCTCTTAATTGGATAAGCCTCAATTCACTAGCCATGAACCGACCACGCTCAAAGAATGACTTGCTTTTATGTTTTAAGACACCACTCTCGACAAGGTCCGAGCCTTCAAATAAAGCCCACCCTGTCGCAGAAGTTGAAATGTCTAACGATAAAGTCAGATTTTTCATTTTAACTCCTTTGCGATTGCAGCGATAACATTGACTGTAACGCTATTTCCTGCTTGTTTGTATAATTGACTGTTAGAGTTTACTTCTTGCGCTTTGTCAAAAGCCCAGTCTGGAAAACCTTGCAATCTCCAGCACTCACGAGGTGTTAGCTTTCTAATTCTAAAATCAGGATCTACCACCCCTTGACTTTCGCCAGTTAATAAAGTATTGGCAATTTGCTTACCAACTCTACCTCGCCTTGTTTTAGAGTTCGGGTGTGATAGGTTTACACTATCTCCGATTTCTGCTTCAGCATATCCTTGTGAGGTTGCTTCTTTGACTCTGATTTTAGGTTCAAGATTTCCTCCTTGATACGCTCGTAACGTTGGAGCTATGCCGTCTGTTTCGTAAATCACCCCACTATCGTTGAAATTAGGCTCGATTGTTCCGAATTTTTTTATTTCATTCCCTACAACAACACCATGCCTATCTTGAGCAGTCAGTGTAAACATAGGCTCTCCGTCTGTTTTAAATCTGCGTCCATTTTGTCGTTTTTCTGTTCTATCTGGAGTTAGCACAGGTATAGCAATCTTTTGTCCCTCGCCTTTATTTGTGGTTAATGTTGGAGCTAGTCCTTGACTGCTATACACTTCGCCATTTATTCCATTACCTGATGGGTTTACGTTCCCTATACTTTCTATTTTTGACTGTTGATTATCAGATTGTTCACTTTCTCGTCCGATAGGAAAAACGTTTCTGGTACGTTCTCCTCTAAGATGTCCGATAATGAACACACGCTCCCGATTTTGTGGCACTCCAAAATTCTTGCTATTAAGCACTTGCCATTCCACATCATACCCCAATCCGTCCAAGGTTCTGATGATGGTTTCGAATGTAGCCCCCCCGTCATGATTGAGGAGTCCTCTGACGTTCTCAAGGAATAGATATTTAGGTTTGAGAATAGATGCGAACCGACAGATTTCAAAGAACAAAGTTCCTCGTGTATCTTCAAAACCTCGTCTGTGTCCCGCAATTGAGAAAGCCTGGCACGGAAATCCTCCACAGATAACGTCCACACTTCCGAATCCTCGAATAGACTCGTCTGATACTGTTGTGATGTCATGCAGCTCTATTTCTCCTTCAGTGTTATGTATCGCTTTATAACTTGCTCTAGCGTATTTGTCTATTTCACAAAATCCAACGCATTCATGCCCAGCGGACTCCATACCTAAACGAAAACCACCAATGCCAGCGAATAAATCTAAAAATTTCATTCTTTTATTCTCAGAATGATGCGTCGTCTGTGTTTTTTGTGAGTTTGGCTAAATACGGGCAGTCGCTCGTCCAAGGTCACATGACCGTTTTTGACGCTTTCTAGTTCGCAGTTTTACAAGAATGCACGGCTTGTTTTGTTTTTGAGTTGTTCCCATTTCGGAAACCGTTGGTTTTTGTTATTTTTATTCTTCAACAGCAAACATATCCTCGAATTCATCTGTCTGCTCTTTGAATTTCATCGGGCTGTTTCCTCTGAAATAAAATCCATTTTCATCCAATTCCCCTTTAACTCCTGTAGCCCAAGACAAGAAAATTGAGCCTTGGCAGTCAGGACAATTCATAAAAGTAAAGTAAGGTGGCACTTTCCACCGCTTCGCACATCCGCAAAACGGGCATTGCAAATCAACATCTACCTTCTCACTTGGTTTCTGCGAAACCGCTGTACTTCCACTAAATTTTTCGGATAACTTGTCATTTGCTTTTCTTATATCGACAGCATCAATTTCAGTTAATTTACGCTTGAATTCATCATCAATTTTTAAAACAACCCCTGCATTCTCAGGCTCTTTCTGACTTAAATCCTCAAGGATTTCGTCATAACCTGTGACCATCTGATAGGCTTTGAATAATGTTTGATAGTCAAGCTCCTGCGCTCGTTCAAAGCTCAATTTCACATCATCTTGTTCAATATAGATTTTCATTCTTTCCTCACTTTTTTTAAATTTAATAATCACTTTTAATAAGGTCGTTCAGAGTGACGACTGTACCTAGTTTCTTCTGGCTTCTGCAGTAGTCACAATGCCCGCACTCCTTAGGCTTCTGTTTTCCCTGGATCACGTCCCAAACTTCGACAATTTCAGACTTGATTTTTTCCAATCCTTCCTCAAGCCATTCATCATCGATTTTTAGAATTTCACGGTCTGGAACGTTTTCCTTGCTGACCGCTACGATGTAAGGTTTAAAGTCATTACCTGTCATTTGCTTTAAGAGTTCACGATACAGACCAAGTTGTCCGTGATACCCAAAAATCAAAATGTTATTGACTGCGGCAGGCACTCGCTTCTTGAGTTCTGCGCTCCATTCCTCAGAATAGATGGATTTCATGGTTTTTAGATCCACAAAGTAGCCACGGCTCAGATTGACACTGTCTAGCTTACCTTTGACTGGCACGCCTTCGATTTCGCCGTAGACAATCAATTCTTTTTGAACTTCATCCGATGAGTATCCATGGTACAGGCGATTGAACCCTTCGTCGTCTTTCAGGCTCTCAATCATCTTGTCGCCAATCACAAAGTCGGATTTGAGGCTCCCTTTATTTTTCCCAGTCTTGGCAAGTAACTTATCGCCATTTTCGTCCATGAATTGCTGATGTGCTTCTGGGCTTTCAAAATAGCTATGAACGTAGTTACCGAGTAGGAGAGGGGTCTCGTCCCTCTCTTCTACCCAATGGCCACTATCAAGGGCAAATGCCTTCGCTTGGCATTGCTGATACCGTTTAAACCGTGAGTTGGTCAAGTGGGTCGTGTCCTGGTAGTAGTTTTCTTGTGTTAGTTCTTCCATGGATCCTACTCCTTGATATTAGTCGTGTTGCCTTCTAGCAAACTAATTTCTTCAAAGACCTCGCCCGTTTCTTCGTCAAAGTCTGGAATTTCTTCTGCAGGGTAGCTTGTGTCAGTGGTTGTCACTTCTTGCTCAATGACCTCTTTTTTCTTGCGAGTTGTTTTTTTAGGTTTTTCAGGCTCCTGAACCTCTGTCACTTCTTCAGGCTCGACAACTTCGCCCATGATAGCGTCAAGCGTTTCTACTGGCTCGCTTGGAGTGATGTCTTTAACATTGCGCTCGTTATCAAACTCATTTTCAGTAGTTCGGTTGACGGCATCGATAAATAAGTCATTGTCGTCTGATGTATTAAAGAATTGTTTAGCGGCACGATTGATAACTGTGCGCTTAGCCATTTCTTGTGGGAAGTTCTTCTGAACGTTGCCGTTTCGTGATTGCGCCCATGACTTATCAATTTCTTTCTTGGTCATGATCGTGAGGATTTTCTCCCCATCTGTTTTTTCAATCACACAATAGGCACCTTCGATTGGATTGTCCTGGTTCTTCCAGCTTGACTTATGGCTTACAAATTTCCAGCGCCCGTCAACGTTTTCAGCTTCAAATTCATCGCCTTCAAAAATAATCTGAGCATAGATGTCTTTCACTTCAGGTAACTGTTTGACGACCTTCATGGTTCCAAAGTATGAACGGTTTAATTTAACCGTATTCCCGTAAGGAATGAAGTAGCATTGTGTCTTAGCTGGGCTTAGGCCTTGTGTGACCATATCAAGCAAGGCGTTATAGACACTTTCTGGTGTGCATTTTTCTAGCAAGTTCCCACTAGCTGAATTTTTAAGAGCGTAGTAAGCTGAACTTAGAGCGTTACTCACACTATAATTTGGTGCGATTAGCAAGCCTTCGCCTTTCATGGCTTCAATTCGGGTTGCAACATTTGATGTGATTTGTTTTTGTGTTAGTTCGTTTGTCATTTTCTTCTGCCTTTCGTTTTCTTCAAGTTCCAATTTTCACGTTTTAAACGTTTGTTTTCATTTTGTAGTTTTACAATAATATCTTGTTGTTCGTTGATAATTTCTCCGAGTTCAACTCCAAGATGTATGTAGTCAGAGCGCCATTGACCGATTTCTGCGAGTAGTTCTTCAATCATGCTCTAACTTCCAATACTTCTCTAAATCCACTGCCATAACGATGGACAAGTTCTTTTGCTCGGTTAGGATTTGCCGTCTGTATGGTGCCAGACCTGCCTGCCTTTCTTCTTCATTCCTAGGAAGATAATAGCCGTTCGGTTTAAACTTCTTAGCCACAATCGGATGTCTGAAATTTACCCTTAGGCTTTCGATGACTTGTTCAAGCATACGCTTTGATAAGCCTGTCTCTTTTCGGATATCTAATGCCGTGATAAGTTCTTCAAAACTTGCACGGTTGACAATCAAGTTCAAAACTTCAATTTCAATTACGTTCATTTTTCTACCAATCATATTCCCTCCCGATAAATACACATCTAATTTCTGTACTTCCGCATTTTTCACATTCGCTAGGCTGATAAGTGTCAATCCATTCAAATTCATATCCGCAGTCGCAGCATCCACAATCCCAAATATAAATGTTCATGTTTATTGCTCCTTTGGTTGCGGTAGTGCTAGTAAGTCAGGTCTAAGACCTACTGGAGCTTGTGTATCAAACGTGAATTTTCTATCACAGTTACGAATGTTCATGCGTGCGATGTTGTTGAATTGATTTCTACCTTGCTGATAAACGTCAATAATTGCTTTATCTAACATTTCTTGTTCTTTTATCTGTCTTTGTCGCTTCTGCTCATTGTTAGCCACAATCAGCATTGCTACGAACAAACAAATGAAAACTGATGCAACTCCTAGAAGTTGACTTGTTAAGGTTGGTTCTGTCATTTCTCTTTTCCCTCGTTGATTTCATTTATTTTCTTTTGGTCTGAATATGCTTGTATCCAGTATTTAAGTTGTTTTCTTAAATGTATGTTTTCTTCTGAAAAAAGAAGTGCAGCTTCTTTCCAATCAATATTTTTTTCTTTTGGTTCATTGTTAAAAAACCATTTTGTAAGTTTGTCTAGTAATTTCATGTAATTTCTCCTAAATTGCAGTTTTCTGCCAATTTTCGTGATACCATTCAATCACGGCATCCCTTGGATATTTTTCACGCTTGCCCTCAATTCGTGGAAAGTCTGCGTGTCGGTTGAAGCGCTCGTCGAATGTCGTCGTGTCCTTGGTTCCAAGTAGCATCTCTGAGCATTGCGACTTGTTCAGTTCCATTGGATAGCGCCTTTTTTCATCGGTCACAATTGTCATGACCTTGAGCGTTCTATCCATCAAGCCAGCCTCGAACTGGTCTAGCATTTGCATCATTAGATCATTCATGTTATAATTCCTTTAGAAAAATTTTGTTGTGCGCCTGATTGCCGTCAGGTGCTTTTTTTATTTTGCGAATGTATAAACGCTACCGTTCGTGGCGTAATAGGTTATTTCATTTAACTTATTAGTAAACCTTTCATCGGTTGTGATCAGTAGCCTATCCTTAAGCAAGGTTGATAATTTGAAATATTTACTTTCAAAATCAGCAATCATTTGCTTTCTTTCTTCGACAACTTCACTAGACAATTGTCCTTCTTGAGTTTGTGTCTGCGTTAAATTTAAAGGCATTACTCTTCATGTCTCCTTTCATAATTCTGTCGACAAGGCTCTTTTCATAAAGTCCCTCTAAATGTTTGCTTCCGTAATTTGTAGTGATGATTGTATTCGTCCTATTTTCGAGGATTTGATACAAGATTTTTTGCATCCAGCTACTGCCTTGCTTGATTTCCTGACCGACGCTTGACTCTTTCCCTAAATCATCCAAAATTAGGAAGTCGACATTTTGTAGAAATTTAACGGTCTTTCGTTGTTCCCACTTCGAGTCTTTATAGGTAAAAGCCTCTTGGATCCTGTCGAATAATTCAACCGTTGGAATATATAGCACTGACCTTCTCATTTGGAATTTCTGGAAGCTATCGTTTAATGCTTTAGCGATCCCAATAGCAAGGTGGCTCTTGCCAACACCAGGAGGTCCACTGATAATCGTATTCCCTCTGTATCGTTCTTTCACATAGTCAGCTGTGATGCGTTTAGCAAAATTGACTGCTTTAGCGTCTTGTTCTGTGTGGATTTCAAAATTCCCGATTGTAGCTTTTTCCAAGTCCTTTGGAATAATGCTCTCTTTCAAAAACAATGCGTAAGACCGTGTGTCTCGGATTTGCGCTTCAGCTTCAGCAAGCAACTCTCCAGCTTGACGGTCGATTTCTTCCTGGGTACACTCTGGACAGTATGTCTGCGTGACGTCTGTACAAGGATTTGTCGACCGCCACAGATACACTCCTGGGTGCTTGACGCATTGCTTAGAAAGAGTTTCTATTTGCAAGGCTCGTGCCTGCAATTCTTTGCTTGATACTGACCTCATTTGCACCTCCTAAAATCCATATCGTGGATTGTATCCGTCATCGTCTAGCGTCAGGCGTCCTGTTCTTCTGTTTGAGCGCTTAGGTTTCTGCCTATTCTTGACTAACTCAACCGTTGTAAGACCTTTCTGTTTCCAATCTCTCAAGATGCTATCAAGATACTTAAAGTATGGCTTACCATTCCCCACGCATTCCTTGATTGCTAACTTGATAACCTCTTTGCTATGGTCTTGCAAGAATGACTTCAAGTCCTCAATTTCAAATGGTGTAGGATATCGTCCAAACTCTGAAAAAATCCAATCGTGAACAATTCCTAAATCATTTTGTGGTGATGCGTCCTCTATACTATATAAAGTTTTATCACCAGCACCCTCTGGTTCATTTAGTCTTGATATATTAGTCTTGATATTATTAGTCTTGATTGACTGTATTTTTTGCAGTTCTTGACCTGTATTTTTTACAGTTCCAGACTGTATTTTTTGCAGTTCTTGACCTGTATTTTTTACAGTTCCAGAAATATATAGACGATTAGGTTTGTTAACTCCTTGCCTTTCTTCTTTAATCAATCCGAAGTCTTGCAATTCTTTCTTTGCTTTAATTACCGTTTTTTCATTGCAGTTAAGCAAAACCATGAACTGCTGATTTGTAAAGTAAACAAACACATCTCCGTTTTTATCGTGCCATTCATTTTGAATAGACAACGTCCGCCTATCAAAAATCAGCATGTACATAACTTTTGCCCTCAGACTCAAGTGTTTATATTCTTCATCTAGTAACCATTGCGGAAACTGATAGAAAGCATTGTTTTTGACTTCGCTTATTTTCAACCATTCTTTCTCCTTTCTATTTTTCTTAATCTTTCTGCTATAATGTAAGCAGAAAGGGGGTGATTTTATGAAATCCTTTAAAGATTTTCGTGACTCTTTAACATCTGAAGATATGCAAGCTATCTCTGCTAAAGCTAATGAAGCTACTAAACAGATCGACCATGCCGACGGATTGCAACTTGGAATGGTTAGTGGTTTGATTTCTACAATAACTACTATTGAGTTACTTGAGAAGTATCATGAATGGCTTCATAGCTAAGATGCTTGAATTTTTCAGAGTCTATCTGAAAATTGATAGGCTCTTTTTGTAAATGCTCAAGAAAACTAGTATTTCTTGAAATTTTTTCAACTAATTCAGGGTCTGCCTTTACGAAGGCGGGCTCTTTTTCCCCGCTATATGGATATCTTTTAGGTCTCATACGTCCTCCTTGAACGAATTTTCGTTCACTTGATTAAAAAATTAAGCAGTTGACTCTGCTGAAGTGAAAAGGTATTTTAGTTCATATTCTGGAAAGAATTTTTCTTGAACTAACATAGCTTCTTGGAACGTGAAAGGATACTTCCCTTTCAGCTTATCGCTGATAGTTTGAGATCTAACAGATAGATAATCTGCGATATCTACAATAGAAATCCCCTTCTCTTTTCGTGCAATGTCGATGTTCAACATATATGCAACTCCTTTCTAAACGAATTTTCGTTTATTGAACTTTAAAATTAAGCTCGTTGCTGAGCTTAGTCATATAATAAACTATTTTTCGTTCATTGTCAACACTTTTTCGTTATTTTTTTAATTTTATTTTTCTTTACAAACGATTTTTCGTGTGCTATAATGAATAAAAAGGAGAAAGAGCCATGACAGAACAACAACTAAGAGAACTTATAGAATTAAAATATGGTAGTGTTCGACAAATGGCATTGAAGATTGATATGCCAGCCTCCACCATCAATTCTATTCTAAATAGAGGAATTCTAAAATCTAACGTTGATAACATATTTAAGATTTGCTCAGCTCTTGACATTCGTCCAGAAAGTCTCGCTGAGGGGATAGATTTTCATAAACAGGCTGAAAATTCGTCCGACATTGTGGCAATATACAACCAACTAGACGAAGATAGGCAAGCGAATGTAGTCGACTACGCTACTGTCCTATTAAACGAGCAAGTCAGCATGAAAGCGACCACGGTCTTAGAAAAGTATAGAACCGATGACTACATTATAGACTATGTTGAGGGATTGGTTGCTGCAGGTCATGGAACGTTTCAGGAAGATAATCTTCACATGGAAGTAAAACTCAGATCTGAAGATGTGCCAGAAAACTATGATACAATAGCTAAAGTGGCAGGCGATAGCATGGAACCACTCATTGAAGATAATGATCTATTGTTTATCAAGGTTACTAGTCAGGTAGATATCAATTCAATCGGTATCTTTCAAATTAATGGAAAGAACTTCGTTAAGAAACTGAAAAGAGATTATGATGGATCCTGGTACTTGCAAAGTTTAAATAGTGGATATGAAGAAATCCACTTGTCAGAGAATGATGATATCCGCACCATCGGAGAGGTCGTTGACATTTACAAGGTTTAGATAAAGAGTCCAAAACGTCACTTAAAAAATATTTGGAGGTAAATATGAAATTCTGTCCTGAATGCGGGAATCCCATAGAGGGATACAAGTTCTGTCCTAATTGTGGTTATGCCGTCACTGCTCAGCCTCAACCGCAACCTGAACAACCTAAAAAGCCAGCTCAAAGCAAAAGAACTGACAAAATCGGTCCACTTGAAATTGACAGAAACAATCGAACGTATCGGATCCACGGGGCTCAAAAAGCAAAAGGTTCCTCTAGTCTAGTTGGTGGAACTGCTAAAGTTGTTGGAAAAACTGCCTTAGCGATTGGAACAGGCGGTTTGTCTTTGATACCATCTTTAATTAAAAAAGATAAAAATGATACAGGGTGGTATTCTTTCGAGGATCTAGTTTCTTATGAATTGATTATCAACAATCAAGCGGTTGTTTCAGGTGGAGTCGGACAAGCACTGATAGCAGGGGCTATGTTCGGACCAATCGGAGCAGTCGCAGGTGGAGTTGTCGCAAAAAGAAAGACGTCCTCTAAAATTCTAAACATGACCATACGTGTGACCTCAAATGATTTTAATAAACCAGTCGTATTCATTGACCTAATAAGAAAGCCAGTAAAAAACACTTCAAAAGAGTACAAGGATGCAATCGAAAACGCTCAGCGAATAATGGGAGCGTTGGACGTAATCGTTCATAATTCGTAAACAAAAAAAGCCCCACGCTCTCAAACTTTGGCGAGTCTGAGCGTGAGGCAATCAGGATAGTAAAAGGCATTAAAAAGCCCGTTTTACTATACCCATTTTATCAAGAAATGAGGTGAAAAGCAAATGGCATATTTTAGAAAAAGGGCGAACGGTTGGGAGTACCGCATATCTTACAAGGATACAGACGGCAAGTATAAGCAGAAATCAAAAAGCGGGTTTAAGACCAAGAAACTGGCTCAAGTTGCAGCAAGGGAGATAGAGGATAGCCTATCCGAAAATATCCTGACCGACAAAGATGTCACCCTTTATGATTTTGTAAAGACCTGGTCAGACGTATACAAGCGCCCACACGTCAAGGATAAGACCTGGGAAACGTACACCAAAAATCTGAAGCATATAAAAACCTATTTTGGAGAATTAAAAGTAAAGGATATAACACCCCTTTATTATCAAAAAAGGCTTAATGAGTTTGGCGAGAAATACGCCCAGGAAACCCTTGAGAAATTCCACTATCAAATCAAGGGCGCTCTGAAAGTGGCAGTCAGGGAGCAAGTAATTAGCTACAATTTTGCTGAAGATGCTAAGGTAAAATCACAGATAGAAACTAGGTCGGAAGAAAATGACTTTTTGGAAGAAAACGAATATAAGGCTCTAATTTCATCCACACGCTCGAATATACAGTACGTGTCCTATTTTACCCTCTACTTACTTTCAGTGACTGGTATGCGCTTCTCTGAGGCTCTGGGGCTAACGTGGAGTGATATAGACCTGCAGAATGGAATCATAGACATAAACAAGTCCTTTGATTATTCCAAAACGCAAGACTTTGCAGACTTAAAAAATGAGAGTTCAAAAAGGAAAGTCCCAATTGATAAAACCACGATTGAAACCCTGAAAACTTACAAGAAAAAATATTGGCAAGCAAACATAAAAAATAGGGTGTGTTTCGGAGTTTCAAATTCAGCTTGTAACAAGCTGATAAAGCGACTTATAGGTCGTCCAGTGAGAAATCATAGTTTACGGCACACTTACGCATCATATTTGATTTTAAAAGGCATTGACATAGTGACCATATCGAAGCTACTAGGACATGAAAGCCCTGATATAACCCTAAAGGTCTACTCGCACCAGATGGAAGCACTAGCAGATAAAAACTTTGAGCGAATAAAAGAAATATTCTTAACGGCTTAAATTTGGGGCGAATTTGGGGCGAAGTACCCACAAAGCCCGATAAATCAATAGCTTTTAATCCGTCTACCGCCTTATATAAAAAGACTCCAAAAGGAGTCTTTTTCTTTTTAAAAATTAGAAAAAGCTTTACTAACCTAATATTAGTAAAGCTTTTTGTTAATCAGTTTCTTCTTCTGATTCAAGTTCTTGAATTTGAACCTTAAGCTTGGTGACACGACCATTTTTGACCTTGTCATTTGTCAAGGTGATATGCTTGTTGCCACTATCTAACTCATAACTGAGTTTTTCTGATGTTGGAATAGTTCCCACACCTGTCAAATAATAACCAGCAATGGTATCTACATTGTCACTTTCAAGCTCGACATCAAAATAATCATTGAAATCGTTCAAATTCATTGTCCCTTGGACAATATGAGTGTCCTCGCCGATAGTATGAACATAGACTTCAGCACGGTCAGTTTCATCATCAATCTCACCAACAATCTCTTCAAGGAGATCCTCAAGTGTTACCAAACCAGCCATTCCTCCGTATTCATCAAGAAGAATAG